AGCCGCCGAAGTGAAAAGAGCAATACGGAATGTATCCGCAGCCGTTGAGCCACGAGTAACCGTAGTACCAAATGCGTGAATGCCGTTCAGGATTTGCACCTTGAACGACGTGCACATTGCTTGAGAAATGGCCAAAGTAATTACTCCTATGAAAGATGTTTACGCAGGTACTCCGCCATACGAAGTACAGTTTCTATGCTGTCATTTACCATACCCAGTGCCCTATTGCACTTTGTGCACAGTAGCCCGCGTACTTTGCCTGTAGAATGACAGTGGTCTACAGCAAACTTAGAGACTTTCGTCGCCTTGTAATTTCTACTATATGAATCTTTTGACCCGCATATAGCACACTTACCTTTTTGCCCTGCTAGCATAGAATCGTACTGTTCACGGGTAATCCCGTACAGTCTTTTCAGCTTAGACGGCCATTCAATTCGTTCATAAACTGTAGGGTCTTTTCTCTTACGATCTTTTTGTAGAATGCTACGGCATTCTTTACATGCCCCTACCGGATGCCCCTTTCTTGCGCCATTTTTAACAATAGAATACGCAGCAAGGTCTTTTTCAACCTTACATGCAGGGCACCATTTGCGCCCAGTTTCTTTCCATGAAGAAACCGTATTCACTCTTAGAGGTCTCCAATAAGGGTTGCGATTTCAGGATGCCCAGCTTGCGAGAGTTTTGCACAGATCGTAATCCTCTCGGACTCCTGCGCCTCCCGAAGATAATGAATCAGCACATGTTTGATGTGCTCTTTAAATGCGCGAGCCTGCTCCGTAATCACCGGATGGCTCTTGTCGCCAACATAGATGATCTTATCAATAGCACGCTCAGCGATTTCTTCAGGCGTGAAGCCACGGTTATCCGTGGTAAAAACCTTCACACCACCAAGATCTATACCTGTCTCTATCATGTAACCCTATCCCTAACTTGCCCAGAGCGATAAGCATCTTGACGATCAAGACCATCACCGAGGCGTTTAAGTAGTGCGAGAGACTCTTGGTACTTCTGCTCGTAGTAGTTCATGAGATCCTGCTCACCCTTGAGGTAAACATAAGCCTCACGAATCGACCCGTACAGCAACACCGTCTCAAAGTTCGTGCCCAACCACGATGTACCCACATCCACAATCGACGCAGGGTAGTAGTAATAGTGCAGTTCTGCGGTATAGCCGTAGTCCGGAGCAGGGCCAAGAATCATCGTATTGTCGTCCCAGATCGCGTAGTACAACGGAAGTCCGTTGTCGTTTGCACCGGGATATGCCGCACGAATGTAGTTCACGTCTTTGTTGAGAAGGTACGTGTATTCGTTCGTAGCAGGGTCGATCACAGCGAGCGAGTAAGTCGCCAACCAGTCAGACGGCAACGCCATATATTTGTTGCCAGAAGTCATCGTGCCGGTCGAGTTCTTACGGATAGCCGGGATCTGAACGGAGTTGTAAATCCGCTCTTCAGCAAGCTGCACAAAATTAGGAATATTGGCTACGAAGGATTGCTCCGTAGACTCACAATACTCCTGAATCAGTTGTGTAAGCTGCGAATAGTTCATTAGCTCCAGCCTGCGCGAACCTTACCGTTGTTTTGCAGATTGATCTGCGACACGAACTTCTTGCCCTTCTCGGCAGCGCCAGCACCGCGCATATCCATCTTCGTGATGCCTTGATCAACATCCTTTTCCGGATAGCCGTTCTCGCCCGTCGAAGCAGTGTTCGGCTTCGGCTGCGTGTATTTGTTGAGAGGCTCTTCGTCCCAACTAAAGAATCGGAATTCTTCGCTCATGTTACTTACCTCGGGCCAGACGAGCCGCGCATCGGGCTACGTTGGTTCATCACCTTCGCCATACCACGACCGAACTTCTTCATGTCCGTATTCGTTTTGCCACCGGCACGCATGCGCTTCATCGGCATCTTTTTCATTCCGCCTTTCATACCCATCTCCTAGGTCGTTACGACCGTTACAGTCCCTACATACCCTGTTGGCACAAGGTCATTAGGGGTCAACCCATCATCGTATGCCTGTCCGCCACCAACGGGGTTCCAACCCCATTGGATCATTCTACTACCACCGGCCCCATTGTTGCCCGGTTCATAGTAACTCAAGTCTGGACGGGGATTCCGCAAAGCCTGCGGGTCATCAACTGGATATAAGCCAAGTGATAACTGGGGCTGGTCTGGTTCCCAACATTCCGGACATACCAAAATATTCACGTTCTTGGTCTTGATCACCAAGGACTTTAACTGCCGAAGCTTGTACCGGAATCCGCACCGGTCGCACTCCGCAATGGCGTTCTTGCCACTTGCAAACCTGTTCGGCATTAGTATCCACCCAAGAAGCTCTCACGTGGGACAAACCGTACCGCTGCCTTTTCCCGATCCTCGCCAGCCGCCAAGTCCCAAGCCTCGTCGTACTGGGCCTTCAATACCGGCATACGCACATCCGCGCCGGGGATCTTCATCGAGAGCATGTAGGCGAGACCCGCCACAAGGCAGGGCAAGAAACGGTACGGCACATCCTGTCCGTTTACACCGGTACCCGGATCAAACATCCGACGCAGACGGGTATAGACCAACGTCCAAGTGGTGCTGTTGTCGGGTTTCGGCCACACGGTGTACTGCGGGTACTGGATCGTACCATCGGCATTCGTCGTGCCAGCCTGCCGGTTGATCCAAATCTGAATCGGACGCCCCGTCGCGTTCTTGTTAGGGATAGCGAGGTACGTACTAGAAGAGATCCGGCTGATATTGATGTCTTGCTGGTTCGTCCCTGAACCCGTACGGACCACGTGGTCAAGCAGGTCAACAGTATCAACCGGAAGATCATACGTGCCTTGGTTGTAGGTCAGAACCTGCTGCCCTTCTTCCAAAGTCCACAAATTGATACCGCGATTGGCCCAGTCCATCAGCAACAGGGCAAGACTACGCTTCGACGTACGGAAGTCATAACCCGTACGCAGTTCAGCGCCACAACGCTCAAAAGCCTCCTCAATAACGGTATTGAGATCGAGGTTGAAGTCGGTCGTGTTTGTAGTCTTATACGCCATCTTATTTCTTACGCTTTAGCGGTTTTCGCACTTTGACGGAACGCTTGGGCGGTGGGGGCACCTCGGGTGCCGGGGGCACGCATTTTTTCACCAGATCCCGCAGCGATGCGAGCGCGTTTTTTATGAATGTTCTCATATAGACCACCTTCCTTGTAGCCGGTTTTAATCGGCTTTCCGGTCCCGAGGACGGGGCTATCGTCTCCACGGCGCTTGGCTCTAGGAACCTTGCTAGGAGCGATTACACCCATTCCTCGGGAAGGCATCATACAAACTTGCCCTTGGTCTTACCGCGTTCGGCGCAACCATCTGCACGTGACGAAGCAGAGCCGACCTTAGCCCCACGGGCATAGACCGAGCCACCACCGGCTTTCTTTTTGATGCCGCCACCCATCTCACGACCGGGGGGAATAACAGGCTTATCCGGCAACATGTCCGGAGTAATCAGATCCATCGACGGATCGCCCGGCTCAGACGGCTTCATACGGCGCTTCTTGGATTTCATATCCATCATGCCGTCATCATAGTCACGTGCAAGGTTTTTCATTAGCACATCTTCCCACGAGTTTTACCTTTGACAGCAATCCCGTCAGCCCGCTTCGAAGCAGAACCAACAGAGCCGCCACCGGCCATTTTGATCATCTTACCCTTGGTCTTGCCACGGGATTCGATGCCACCACCGCGAGCCATGCCCATTTCGGCGTGTTCGCTAGCTTCATAATCCATGACATCTTTCGGTGCCTTGGCTTTCTTGAGCACGGCCATTTCTTTCTTCGCGATAGCCGGGGTGTCTTTTTCCTTACCCATGGCTTCACGACGCTCATGTGCAGCGAGCTTCTTTTCGCCCGCTTTGGCGAAGATCTTCGCCGCTTTCATTTCCTTCTTCACGTTTCCTCCGGAACCGAATTTACGGCCCTTGTCAGCTTCTGAAAAGTCTTTGCCCACACTCTGGGGAATGCCAACCTTCTTGGCAAAAGCGGGGTTGTGAGCAACCGCCCGCATCAACTTTGCTTGCTTCGCGCTGCTACTTGGCATCGTCTTTGTTACGACCAATCAAAACAGAGAAAGGTTTGCCGGTCGCCATTTCAGCGATACGCATCACACCGACAATTGCGCCGATAAGACCGAATATAGGAGAGATCACGTTCAGCAAAGACCCTAAAGTAGCAAACACAGACGCTACGTCTAAAACATTTCTAACAGCATCATGATGTTCAGTCATCTCAGCATTTCCAAGCGCGAAGTGATTTATTGATCCGGCTGTTTGGATCGTTAGCCGTCTTGGCGCTCGTAAGCTTTTTCTTCATGCCAGACATGCGGGCACAGAATGATTTCTTACGGGAGCCGCCTTCGGGCTGCGGAGCCTTGAGACCGGGCTTACCGGGATTCGCACGGTTATAAGATGCCCGACCTTTGGCGTTTAAGCCGCCAGCCGGGTTCTTACCCTCCTTGCGCTGCCACGCAGGAGACTTAGGCATAGAACACCATCACTGATGCTACCGTCGTAATATCGACGTAGATATCGTCCAAGAAAACGATGCCTTCACCCGGCAGCAGGAGATATGTGGCGCAAGTCGAAGCAGCGAGCGTGTTGACCGTCAATTTGATGTTGCCAGAAGCCCCACCATCACGGAACTCAACAGTGCCTGCACCAGCCGAGGGAATAACATAAACCGCCTTGATACGGTTACGTCCGAGATCGTTCCCCAACTGATCCTGCATCTGACCATCGGTCGTCCTTACCTTACTGGCAAGGACATCTGTTTGCATAGCCATTAGGACTTAACTCCTATGGTTAGGCAATAACCGCAACGCCGGTCTTGATGTCGATCCAGTTAGCACCGTTGCTAAAGCAGACCGTGCCAGCGCCCGTATTAGCATCGCTCACGTAGAGAATGCGACCGGCAACCGCCGCCGAAGGCAGCGCACCAACAAGAGCAGCCGGAATCTGGACCGTGCCCGCCGCCGCGTCAACCGCACCCGTCACCGAACCAATGAAGCCATTCTGCGAATCGACCGGACCAGTAAAATGAGTAGTAGCCATTAAAGTACTCCTTGAAGATGTCTATACCTGAGCGCCAATTTACGAGCAGAGCTTGTATCTACTCCCAGTGCACGCCCGCGCTCAGCATAAGACATGTCTGGATTGTCAACTATAAACTTCACTTTTGCAACAAATCTCGGGTCAGAGAAAAAGCGTTTATGCTGCGCCTCTGACAGCGTTTTTCTGTAAGTATCCGATTTGTAATCGAATTTAGCTGCTCTACGCCCAATGCGTATACGTTCTTTCGCTTCCTCGGAATGCCGTTTATTACGCATCGGAGCTTTTGCAAAATCGGCTATATTGTAAAAAACTGGTTCTACAAATCGAGCTTCCCCAGTAAGAAACGCATTTTCAATAATGTCCAAGTCTTCTGGGGATTCACATACAGCTTCTACCCCCCAATCAAACTGATCTGCGCCGTACTTATTGTATGCGTTCTGTAGTCTGGGGTTAGGGTGCCTGCCCCAACGAAGTAACCGAAAATGTTCTTTAATACGCTTTTTTACTCGCTGAGATTGCCCTACGTAACAAGCCCCCGTGGCCTTGTTAACAAGTTTGTAGATCCCGGCAACGTCTTTAGCGTATGGCAAGTACTTCACCTCAGGACCAAGACTACACCATATTATTAATAAAGAAAAGGGGGGCCGAAGCCCCCCTCTCCCAGTCCTTTATCAGGACGAACCCGGCGAACCAAACATGCCGAGCGGATCCGACCAGCCGAAGCTATAACGCTCGCGGCTCTTGTACCGGACGTTGCCGGTGTCGAAGTCGCCGTCCATGCTGTTTTGCAGCGGGGTACGGACAAAGTGCTTCATGCCGTTCGGAACGTCGGTCGTCAAGAACCAGCCGTTCGGATCAGTCAAGAAGTGGTTGACGGTGTAGCCGCCCGGAATCGAACCCATCGCCTTGAGGGCGTTGATGTCGTTGTCAGCGGTCGCAACACGGAGTTCCGTGTCGAGGAGACGCTTGGCAGTGAACATCAGCGCCGGGGGCACGATGAGCTTATTCGGCTTGGCAGCGATCAGCAAACCACGTTCGTCGGTCCAGCCAGCGATCTGAATGACAGCCGCTTCCAACGAGGTTTCGTTGAGATCCGACGCCGTCAAACGGTTGCTGTTGGTGCCGCCCGAGATAAGCGGATGCGAGGCCGAGAACAACGGCTGACCGTCACCACCGGTATAACCAGCAGCGAAGCCGTTGTTAAGAACCGACGCAGCCTTGACCTGCTTCGTGTACGCCATAGCACGAGCGAGCGCTTTCGTATAACGCTTGCTGAGCGAGTCGTACAGGTTGTCTTCAACCGCTTCTTCCGTGATGGAGAAGCCGAGAGCAATCGTCTCGTGGTTGTAGCGAGCAGTCCAAGCTTCCTGCGCGTTGTCATACGCAATCGCTTGACCTTCCGGCTTCACCGGAGCAGCGGAGAATCCGCTGAGCTTCGTCTCTTCTTCGAACGAGCGTTCAGAGGTCTCAGTCTCGTAGATCTCTTTATGCTCTTCGCCATACTGCTTGTATTCCAGACCGAACAGAGCGTTCAAGCCGGGCAGCAGCTCCTTGAGAAGTTGTGCACGTGAAATAGCCATTTTCTAAACGCTCCTATTAGGTGCCAACCGAGCTGGTATACGTGTGGTACATCGCATTGAACTTCACGATGAATTCCACAAAGTTACCGCTGGAGTTAGCAGTTTCCGGAACCACATCCACAACGCGGAACGGCAGGGCCGAAGTCACATTGTTGATGTAGACACCCATACGGCTGTTGCCAGTCGTCGCCACGCCCGTGTTCAGCACAAGCTGAGCGTTCGTGTTGACAGAGTTGGCACGCGAAACAAACGCCGGGAGAAGACCACCCGCCGCATCGTCCGCAACCGCGCTCGTGCAGTTCACAACCTTGAAGAGGGCGTTCGGATCATCAGCCACGTAGGCCATAATGTCCGAAGCAGCCACACCACCCGGGTAGTACTGCGAGAAGAGCTTCTGCTTCGTCGTCGGATTCGTGTACGAGCAGCCGAGGAACACACCCACAACACCCGGGAGGGTGGTGAGCGCAGCCGAAGCGTTCGTCACTTGATTCTGAAGCGTCGTAATGATCAGAGTACCATCGGTCGTGTACTGCACAACGTCACCGTTATAGATGGCCGTGCCGTAGCTAGAAGCGATGGGAATCTGACGAGTAGCGCCCGCAAACGGGAGGCCACCGATCAGGTTGATCGGCTTGAGCCCGTAAGGAGCATTTACAGTCGGATAAGCCATTGTAAACTCCTAAAAAGATTATTTGCCTTTACCGAACGAGGTCGAGGATCTGCGTTCATTGAACAGCGGCATCCGCTCGTCGTTCATCCTCATAAAGTTGTTATCCACAGACTGCACCTGAGCTTCAGCTTGGCGCTGATAATAACTATCGCGCTGCTTCATCAACTCAGCCGGAGCCTTACAGAGCAACAACCCGCCGATCTCAATGTTGCCTTTAAAGCGACTATTGGGGTCAGCTTGTAGCATCAGTTTGGGTTGATCTTCAGCCTTCACAGGCTCCCAACCTTCCCGAAATTTTGCAGACGTATTAGTGGGATCTGCTTGACCCATAACACTAGTCCGGATCCAACGGAAAACCCAACCATCTTGTGCTTCCGGTTCCGGAAGCGTTTGAGGGGGCGCCCATTGTTGTTTACGTTGCGTTGATTCACGTTGTTCGGCTTCACGAGCCAGACGATTCTCAGCCATTTTAGTTAGCCTCCAGTTTCATAAGTTCTTTTGCGTACTGTTCATTGCTCAAGCCAAGACGTTTGGCAAGTGCAACTTGAGTCGGTGTCAGGCGGACCTGACGTGGCGCGGTTGCCCGCGTTACCGGAGCCACCACATTGGCTGGCTTACTGCGAGGAGCAGGCTTTTCTTCCTTCTCCATCGTTTGAGTCGGCTCTTCCTCGAAAGCTTCGGGGAATCGCTTCCTCATTGTTTCATCTACTCGGCGGTAGTAATCATCGCTACGCGGATCTACACCAGACCGGACTAGTTTTTCATGCAGTCCCAGTGCGAGGGCAGTCATCTCCTCGTCTGCACCAAACCAAGTATTCTTTTCCTGCCAAGTCCGAGCTTTTGGGTCGATCTGTGGCTGGGAAACAACTTGTGGCGCCTGAGCCTGTTGTTTTTCTTGTACACCATCTTCCGGCTCTTGTAAAGAGGGACGGAAGCGTTCAACTTCTTTTTTACGCATCGTGGCGTTGGTGAGGGCTTCCTGCGCCTCAACAATTTTTTCCGGGTCACCCGACTCGTAAGCCTGCCTAACTCTATCCTTCGCAGTCTGCAGGTCATTCTCGGCGGAGCGGCTAGCCTCGCTAATAAACGCCCGTTCTCCACGGCTAAGTCGTTGTTTTAGTTGACGATTTTCCTCCATCTGCGTCTGGGCGAAGCGAAGGGCTTCTTCACGCTCCCGGGCAGCAGATTCCTTTGCGCGGCGCTCGTCGTGCCAGACTTTCTTCATCTGGGAAAGACGCTTCTTGACCTTCTCGGAGTAATCGTCGAGATCCTCATTCTCGATCTCGTCAACAACATGTTTAGGAAGGGGCTTTCGGCCACGATCCTCTTCCGGCGTATCGTCTTCGATTTGGATGTCGAACTTCTCGTCGCCACCTGCCTCGGCTACGGCCTTTTCGGCCTCGATCTCATCCGGGAACTTAAATTCCATTTGCTCGGACATAATTCACTCCTTATGCGCGACGGATTCCACGGGGGTCTTCAACCACCGCTTCCACCGTGTCGTCGTTGATGATGCGGAACTCTTTACCGTGGATGACCACGCGAGTACCGGAATAGGGACGGGTCAACACAAAGTCGCCCTCTTTGCACCAAGGGCCGGTCGGGAACCGCTCTTTATCGGCATAGGCTGAATCGCCCAGCTTGACCACGAACAGAACGACCGTGGTTTGCTCTTCCACCCTTTTGGTGTCGTCGGACTTAATGATGCCGCCTTCAAACTCTTCCTCCACATTCGGCACCGCACACAAGATGCGATAGCCTTTGGGAGTAGGCAACTGGGTTGCCTTCTTTGCAGCTTCTTGCGTAGCTGCTACGTCAATATTACTCATCTTGTTCCATCCTTTTTGCAAGGTCTTTAATGTGGTTCTTAGCGAGATCGAGACCCTGTAACGCCCCGCAAAGACGTTTGTATTCACCTTCATCCAATTTGCCTTGAATCAAGGTTTCAACAATTAGTGTGCGCTCCGCATCCAGCTTCTCTGCCAGATACTCTAGAGCGTTGGAATAAGCCATTTATTACTCCTTCGTTTGTTTTGACTTCATGCGCTGCATCGCAGCAGCTTCTTTCGATTTGGCGATATCCACACCCATGCGAAGCCCTTCGGCTTCTTGGTTGGCCTCTTGCTCGGCCTTGTGCTTCTGGATATCCACGCCAAGACGTGCGGCTTCGAGCTCTTGCTTTCCAGCGATCTCCGCTTGGAGCAACTCCAACTCGTCCGATTTGGCAGAAGCTTCCATGATGTCCTTCTGCCTCTTGCGCTCGATCTCCGCTTGGCGAAGTTGAGCGTCGATCTGCATCTGCTGTGCTTTGGTCTGCGCCACGAGCTGCTTGATCTGCAAGTCCATCATCTGCATCTGGATAAGCGGATCTTGTTGCTGCTGTGCGATCTGTTGTGCCTGCGCTTCCGCCTGATCCTTCTGCAAAAGTTTCTGTGCGGCCATCGCGGCAACTTGCGAGAGCTGAACCTCCATCTCGGGGCTCATCTCGTTCTCTTCCCCCTCTTCCGAAAGCGGTGGCAACGCAGTACCAAGCTGCTTCTCGATCTCGCGGCGGTACTGGAAGCCCAAGTGCTCCATCAAGTGCGCAGCCGTTGCTGCGGTAATTGCCTGCGCCTGCGGGTTCTGCCCGATCATCGCAGCCATCTTCGGGTCCTGCGCCATCGACATGTGGACGGCGATATGGGCCTCGTGATCTTGGTACATGAACGCCTTGATCGGCGTGCCCTTGAGCAGGTTCATGTTCTCCGTCACCGGGTCGAGCGGCTTGATGTCCTCCTTGTCCGGCACGATCTTGGACGCATTCTTCACGCCCAAAGTCTCGATCATCTGACGGTGTAGGTATGGCAAGTCATAGAGCTGGGGCGCAGTCTGCGAGAGCTGCAGTACCGCTTGGTATTGCACGACCTTCTGTCCCATCGTCGAAGCATTCGGGTCAGACACCGGAATAACGTCAACGTCGTCATAGTCAGCCTTCTTAGCCTTGCGGTCGCCTACTTCAGGTTCGTATGAATACTCGTCCGGAGTGTTGTCACGGATGATCTCGGCAAGGAGCTTGAACTCCTGCTTCATCGCGTAGTAGATGCGGGCCTGCACCGCCGACATCACTTTCAACACACGTTCCAACACGGCGAGCGTCGTGCCCACCGGGGCCTGTGCCGACATGTCGCTGATCTTCAGATCCGACACCGCAGCGAAGCGGCGTCCATCCTCGACCACCTTGTCCATCAACATCGAGAGAGTCTGGCTCGGCTCCTTGTACGGAAGCGGCAGGATGTTGTCGCGGATTGCACCGCTCGGTACGTCTACGTCTCGGAACTCACCCGGAGCAATCGGGGTATCGTCGCCCTTAATTCGGAGTCCTCGTGACTTAAGGCCACCCGGTAGATTGCTAAGCGTTCCCGCGTCGATAAGCTGTCGAAGAAGTGACGTGGCAGCTTTGCTATGTCCGCCAATGAGGTGGATAAGTCCAAAGTAGTAGAAACCAAATCCG